TTAGTTGCGAGAGTAACTCTATCGGTATTGCTACCTTACAACAGTTACATTACATGAGCTATCCTAATCTGTATAGACAGAAGAAGACAGCTAATGCCCAGTTAGATATAATTAATACTTTAGGTTTTAAGACCACAATAAGTACAAAAGCGCCTATAATATCTAATCTTCAGAATATGATTAAGGATTTTGATATTGCTATTCCTTCACTAATCATGCTTAATGAGTTAAAGAATTATGTAGTACATGAGACGTTATCAGGTGGTACTAAGATGGGAGCAGCAGTAGGAAAGAATGACGATACCGTTATGGCCTTAGCTATTTGTTGTGAGGCATTTAGAACTGATGGTGATAGATTAACAGTAAATCGATTTAGTTGGAGTGAGACGAATCAATCGTCTTATGTTCAAGATACTAATTGGTTATAAACGGGGTTATTTAAATAAGAGAGAGAGCGAATGAGCAAAAATGATATAGAGAAGGTCGATGATGAACAGTTAATTCATTCTATTGACAGATACATAAGAAACTCCGATGGGGGTTACACAGGTTCTTCTGACGTTTCTAAGAGACGTGAGAATTCAATTTATGAAATGAGTTTAGAGCCTAGAGGCGATTTAGCACCACAAGGTGTTTCTAAGATTGTTTCTTCAGATTCAGCAGAGATTGCTGAGGGGTACACAGCACTTATTGTTAAGCTTTTACTTGACAACAATAAATTAGCTATGTTTGTTCCTTACAATGATTCTGTTGCTGCTACTAAAAGAGCCCAGGTGGCTAGTGATGTAGTTAATTATTGCTTATTCAATTCTAATTCTGATGGCTGGAGTAAGCTATCTACGTGGATTAAGAGTGCAGTAGTACTAGGAAATAGTGCTATTACATGGGGTTGGGAAGAGCATTATGACTATGAAGTAGAAGAATATGACTCTGTTGATGAAGTTTCTCTTGACCAGCTATTAGCTGACCCTGATTTAGAAATCGTTGGTGAATTAAAGCTTAATGAAGAAGAGGCTTTATTAGGTAATGGTGTAATTACTTATACTGATGTTAGATTAAGAAGGAAAATTGATAAATCTGGCGTTAAATTAAGAAATATAGCACCTGAAGCTTTCATTATCGATAAGGCAGCTACATCTATCAAGGATGCCAAGTTCGTTGCATGTGTAACGGACATGACTAGGTCAGATATTCGTAGACTTTTCCCTGATTTTAAGGGAGATATTGCAGATTTAGGTGAAGAGTTATCTTCATCTGACTTTAACATCGATAATTTCGCTAGAAAGGATGCAGTGGGTATTAGTACTTGGGATACTAACTCTGATTCTGAAGAAGAAGAGGCTAACATTGAAGTAACTGTAGTAGAATGCTGGATTAAGACTGATAGAGACGGTGATGGTATTGCTGAACTTAAGCATGTTATCAAAGCTGGTGATGTTATCTTAGAAGAGGATGATGTTTCTTACATCCCTTTAGCTATGCTTAACCCAATCGAGATTCCTCATGAATTTTACGGATTATCTCTATTAGATATGGCACGTAGTCAGACACAAGCGACTACTGCTATCTTAAGAGGCTTCGTAGAGAACGTTTATTTCGGTAATTACGGTAGAACACTAGCTGATCCTAATGTGGTAGACTTTGCTGCATTACAGAATCCGCTGCCTAAGCAAATTATTGCTACTAACGGTAATCCTGCAGCAGCTACTTTACAATTACAACCTGAACCTATTTCTCCTGGCACCTCTGGTATGCTTGAGTTCTTAGGTTTACAAAAAGAACAATCAACTGGTCTTACAAAGACTGCTATGGGTTTAAATGATACATTATACGTATCAGGTAACTCAGAACAGAAGATGGCAGGTGCTCAGAATGCGGCTCAAGTCCGTATTGAACACGTTGCTAGACGCTTTGTAGAATCAGGGATTAAAGATCTCTGTCGTGGAGTTCTTAGAGAGATGAAAAGCAATTTAAAGAATCCTCTAAGATATAAAATGGGAAATGGTTACGCTTCTATCACAACTGAAGAGCTGCAGTTGATGCCTTCAAATATGGACCTAGACGTTCAGGCCAACTTAGGTGAAAACTCTAATATGAATGTGGGAGTTAAGCTAAACCAACTTGCCGAAATGATGCCTATGATGGCACAGGACCCAACTGCGGCAGCTTATATCAACCCTATGGCATCATTTAATCTGGCTTCAGATATAATTGCTAACATGGGGATGGACCCTACTAGGTTCTTAGTTGACCCTGAAGATGAAGCTAGTCAACAGCAGATTCAGCAGAGGCAACAAGAAGATAATCAGAGGGCTGAGCAAGCTAAGAATCTTGAGTTACAAAATCAAGAGATGGCTATTAAGACCAGTGAAGCTAATATTGGTCTTATTAAAGCTGAGATTGATAACAAGAAGATTGACAATAAACGTCAATTACTTTCTGCTGAAGATGAGTCTAATCGTAAGTGGGCTGAGGTTGCTGTTAAGGCTATGGGTACTGAGGGAGCTCAAGTTCCTCAACAAGTACCAGTAGACTTCCAGAGCCTATATCAGGACACTGAACAAGATGAAGCTGAACAAGCGGAGATCCAACAGCAAGGAGAGCAATTAGCTCAAGCTGCTATGCAAAATCCAGAGCAAGCTATGCAGATGGCACAGCAAGCTGGGATTGACCCATCTCAACTGATGGGTGAACAACAATAAGACGAGAGCTGATAGATGAGTAAATATAATAGACATCCGAATCACAAGTTAGGTTCGGATGGAAAACCAAAGAAAGTATCTGTATATGATGATGCCCAGAGAACCTTAAATAAAGGTTATCAGTGTGAAGAACTGAAAGATACTATGACAATGGTAACTGAAGATATTCTTAATAATCTTTTCAGAGATTGGTTAGATACCAAACACTTTGAAACAGAGCGTAGAGAGTTTATCTATAAGTTAGCTATTAGTCAGGGCGCAGTAATAAGAAATATCGAGAACTCCATTACTGCTAAAAATAATAAGTCTCGAGAACAGGAAGATGAATGATGATTGATCAAGCAATTGATAAAATAAACATTGCTATTGAAGCTCAAATAGGAGTATTAGCTACAGGAAGGGCTGTTGCAGGCAACGCACAAGTTTTTAATGAGTTAGTAAAGTCTAAAGAGATTTTAATAGGAATGAAAGGTGGTATTAAGAGTGCCCCTAAGAAAGAAGATACATTTACATGTGAACACTGCGGTACTACTGGTCTTACTAAGGCTATGTACGGTAGATGGCATGGCGATGCTTGTAAGAAGAAGTAGGGTCTACGAATAGACCTTAATGATGATTGATTGAGAGGATTTATTCGTAGATCCTCCTACAAAAATAGGAGACTATATGTCAGAAATAAATAGCGAAGCTACCCAAACGGATGAGTCGCAAGTTTCAGACTTTGACTTTGACGCTTTGGCGGATGAAGTATTAGGTTTAGAACCTGATGAAGCTACCCAAGAGAGTGACGAAACGACAGAAGAACTTGAAGGTGAAGATCCACACACTGACGAGGACGCTGAAGAAGTTGATGAGGTTGAGGAAGAAGTTACAGAGGAAGAAGAGGAAGATGAGGATGAGTCTGAGGACGCTACCCAAGAAGAAGAATCCGATGATACTGAAGATGGTGAAATCGATATGGACTTTACTGTTCCCGTTAAAATTGACGGTGAAAAGAGTGAAGTTACCATGGAAGAACTTATCGCTAACTATCAGACTAAACAACATCAGTCAAAGAAAGGGGATGAACTAACGAAACAGGCTAAAGAATTAGCGACAGCTAAGGAAGAGGCTATGATGTACGCTAACATCAATGCGCAGTTACTAGGTAATGAAGACGAGAAGGATTTAAGTATTCTTAAAGGTTTACAAGAGAAAGTTGATAAGGCTTACGAAGAAGATGATTATGATGCTGGTAAATTGAACAGACAATTCGAGAAGGCAAAAGAAGAATATTCTAAGCGTAAAGGTAATAGAGACTCTATCATGGAGACCATGGGTAAGAAGATGCAAGGACAACAAGCTGAA